TGTTGAGGAAGTGCGAAAATTATTAAATAAACCATCGGAAAGGCCAGTAGCTAAGAATACGGAGTTTAAATTTCCTAAAATTCCGGAAGGCGAATTGGAAGAATTAACTGAACCACTTATTGCATATATGGCTAAAAGGAAAATAACAAAAGAGACACTTGATTATTGGCGAGTAAAACAACGACTTTGGGGTGCATATGGTGAGCAAAAAACAGATAGATATGTTTTTCAATACTTTGATGAAAATAACAAGCTTGTATATGTGTCCTACCGTGAGCCAAGAAAAGGCGGCAACAAAGGCGGCTGTGAACCAAAAACCAAGCCGATTTTGTGGGGAATATGGCACATTGACAAATCAAAGCCATTGGTTATTACAGAGGGACAGCCCGATGCTATGGCGGTATGGCAAAGCGGATATAAAAATGTTGTATCGGTGCCAAGTGGTTCAAACAACCTTACATGGATAGACCATTGCTGGGATTGGTTACAAGGGATATCAGAAATAATCGTGTTTGCAGATAACGATGCTTCCGGGATAGAAATGGCTGAAAAAATAAAATTACGGCTTAAAAATGTAAAGATATTAACGGCCAACGGCAGGAAAGATGCTAACGAAGTACTGTATTACGATGGAGCAGAGTCATTGTTGAAACTGATAACAGACAAAATAAGCGAAATGCCTATAGGATTGCTTGATTTGGCAGATGTCGAATACAAATCAGCAATGAATGTTATAAGTGATTCAATAGAAACTGGATTTTATGAGTACGACAGATTTGTAGAAGATTGGAAAATGGAAGAATTGACAGTTGTATTTGGGAGGAACGGTGAAGGTAAATCAACATTCATAAGTCAAATTATAGCGCATTGCCTGGAGAAGAAAGTAAAAACATTCCTTTATAGCGGCGAAATGTCAGATAACAAAATTCAAGATTGGCTATACAAACAAATAGCAAGCGGCAAGAAAGAATATCTAAGGACCATTATTACCAAGTACGGAGACAAAACCGAGGTAAAACCAGAGATTATTAAAAAAATCAAAGAATGGCACAAAGGAATCCTGTACCTGTATGACAGAAACGAAAGAGAAATAACAGGCAATCTGAACAAATTCTTTGAAATACTGCAGGTAGCGGCGAGAAGGTTCGGGGTTAAGTTGTTTGTGATAGATAACCTTATGGCAATACTTGAAGAAAATGCAGACAGTCTATTTTCAGACCAAGCTAATTTTGTTCAAGCTTGTAAAAATTTTGCAATAACAAATAAAGTGCACGTAGTGTTGCTGGCTCACCCAAATAAAGAAAAGCGAGAAATTACTTCCGGTGACAAAGGGAATCTTGAAAAAGGCGATATTTCAGGAAGTAACAATATAGGAAATAAAGCAGACAACATCATTGCAGTAGAGCGACTGTGGGGCGAGGATGCAGATTGTGACGCTATCATTACAAGTCTTAAAGACAGGAACACAGGGCAACGGTTGAGAATGAAGTTTTATTTTAGTAAAAATACTTTGAGATTCTACAATAGCGTAACGCCCGAAAACAAAACTTACGGATGGGAAAGAGAAAAAGAAAATGATTTGCCGGATTGGGTTGAAACAAGCGAAGAGATCCAAAAAGAAATCGGAGTTGTTCCATGGGGATTTTGATGATTGAGAGGTGCTCATATGACAAAACAAGAATACAATAAAAACTTAGAAAGATACCATAAAGCCATTGAATGGTATTATTCTGAAAAAGATATGAATAAACAAGAAAAATATTTACCTAATTTTGAAACTCTATTAAATGAATTAGAAAAAGGTGTAGCAGAGTTAAAACCAAATAGTCAAGAAATCTTGGGAGGATTCAAAATATGAACGACGAAGAAGCGGCTTTGATTGCAACGGATTTAATAAGGACTGTGGCAGAAAATCAAGTGGGAATTAAACGATTCGCAGGCAGGCTTTTAAATAAAATAATCTATGCGTATTGTAAGGCGATTAAATGAAAGTTACTTCTTGGACAAGAAATACACATGAATATGACTTTCGTGAACAGAAGACACATTAAAAGGTGTGTACAGAGATATTACAAGGAGGGGAATATTTGAATAAAACAATAATCGAGGAATACAGAGAAATTACTGAAGCTATTGCCGTTGTGAAGTCTTCCATAAAAAGCACTAACAGGGCAATATCAAAATTAGTTTATACATACAGTCCTAAGGACATAGGAGCAATTGATTATTCAAAACCAGCCGTTCAGACTTCTAATGTACCAATTAGCGTAACCGATGTATATAGACAGATTCATGACCTCGAAACAGAGAGGCAGCAACTTGAAACCGAATTAAAATCGCTATATGAACAGAGGGATGAGCTTGAGAAAGTTATTAACGATTTGGGTGATACTGAAAAAAGATGCATGATGCTTAGAATTAAAGGATATTCAAATCATAGGATAGCTAAAGAATTAAACTATTCTGTTCGAGGGATAGAAGAAATTTTTAGAAGAATCCGAAAAAAAGAAAAAGTGTGTGGTGAAAATGTGGTTTGATATGTGGTAATATGTCACTATGAG